TTGGTGTAACGAGCAGACAATGAGTCATACAAGTTATCTTCAATCGCTTCTTCAGTGATTGAGAAGCCCAAAGCAATGGTTTCGTGTGAGTAACGAGCTGTGAAAGCTTCTTGCGCATTGTCATAAGAAATTGCGCCGCCTTCGTTCTTGACTGGAGCAGCCGAGAAGCCAGACAGTTTGGTTTCTTCTTCAAATGAACGCTCAGAAGATTCAGTTTCGTAAATCTCTTTGTGCTCTTCGCCGTAGCGTTTGTACTCTAAACCAAACAATGCGTTTAGACCGGGGAGTAGCTCTTTTAAGAGCTGTGAACGTGAAATAGCCATGTTATAGCTCCTTTATTAAGCGGTTGTACCAGCGGACTGATAGTACTGATGCACGCCAAAGTTCAACTTAACGATGCAATCGGTATATGCGTCACCGGGGTTAGATGGGAAGTTGCCACCGAAAGTAGAGCTGGAGTTAACCAAGTCGACAATCTTGACAGCCAACGCGTTTGTATTAGCAATAGTAGCTGACAACGCAACAACTGAGTTACCAGAAGTTGTATTACCAGTTGTAGAGCTTGTACCACCGGTGAAGTTTGCCAAAGCAGCAGTCTTACCGATAGAACCGTAACCAACAGAACCCAAGCTTTGAACTTGGAACAGTTGATCTGGGTCTTCTACTACGCGAATGAAAATATTGGTGTAACCAGCAGTTACGGCGTTTGCAGGCAGATATTCTGCATACAAAGGATAGCCGAGTTGCTGACCAGATAACTGGTAACGAACACCAACGCAAACACCAGCGATACCAACAGAGCTGGTAGTTGGTGAAGCTGTAACAACAGTAGGTTGGCCAGCTGCGGCTGCACCTAACTGCACTAAGTCGCCGGTATAGATTGGCGCTGTATTGTTTGTAGTCATCAAATACTCACGGATTGTTCCGCCAGTAAACGATTGACCGCCGATTAGATTAATCGGCTTTAGTCCATAAGGACTTGATACTGTGCTCATAAAGCCTCCTAAAAATTATTTTGTACCGCTTCCAAACCCGCCACCCTTACTAACTGTCGTTTTACGGTCAGAGAATAAAGGCATACGAGCATCATTGTTCCGCATGAAATGGTTATCAACCGAGTTCATTTGGTCTTGTGCTTGCTTCTGGTAATACTCATCTCGTGCTGCTAGTTTCTCAGTAAGGATCTTACAAAGCATTAGACCACCCACTTCAACGTTACCTTCCGCATTACCCGGTAACATAAGCTCAGGATGATCCGCTGCCTTTACAGGCTCGTAACCGTCACGAAACTTTTGTGACACGTTAGTAGGAACATCTTGCCCATTTACCGCTGTTGCTACCCATCTGAAGCTATAACCATCTTGAGGAGCTGGAGTAGGTAGTGTTGCTGCAGGTTGATAAACTGCACGAGTTTGACTTTTTTCACGTGTGTCAATATCACGGGGTGTGCGACTATTAGCCATTACGGGCCTCCTGTTTTAAAAATTCCTTAGCATACAATTCACGTGGGATTCCAAGTTTGTCAGCAAGTGCTGCTTGAGTTGCTGTTAGCTTGACTGTTTTTTTCGCTCCCGTAGTGCGGGACGCTGAAGCCACCACTGTTGCCGGTTTTTTAGCAGGTTCCGTTTGTTTACGGCTAGGTGTCGAATCCTCAAATACATCAGGAAACACCGTCTTTATGCGAGCATCAATGCGCTCGAAGTATTCTTCACTACGCGGGTCAACACCCGTGGCGACTAGCTTTTGGTGCAGTCCAAGTGCGAAGGCTGTCATTTCTTCATATCCCGGGCTACCGAACCACTGGTTTTTGGCTTGCCAGCGCAAGGTTTTTTCGTCGGGCCGTGGGACTTCTTGTACCGATGGTTGTATTGTTACATCCTTTTCCTCTGTTTGTAAAGGGGTTGGCTTAAAATTTTTCGCCGCTTCCTTTTTAAACATTGCAGCAGTTAGAGCTTCGTTGGCAGCAATAATAGCGTCGGTATCAAAAGACTCTTGCGCTTCTTTCAACTTACGACGGGCTGCGTCCATCTCGCTTTCGGCAGCAGTCTTCATCATTTCTTGGTATGAAGTTTCGCCGGTTTGTACGTACTGCTTAAGTTTTTTGTTCTCTTCAAGAATCTGTTGAGCCAACTTCAAAGCCTCTTCACGCTCACGCAGTGCTGCTTCTTTTGCACGGCGCTCGTCATGACGGGCATGGGTTAACTCCTTGATTCTGCTCTGAACTCCCTTTGTGTAGCCATCAATCTCTTCTTCCGAAGGATCATCAACTTCACGTGCTAGGGGTTGTGCCTTACGGTCACGCTCGGGGGTATCGTCTTCAATGACAATCTCCGCCTCATCGCCTTCCGCTGTTACTTGTAACTCTTCTCTGTCTTCCGCTGTAGGAAATTCTTTATCCTCATCTGGAAACTTAAATTGCTCATCCATGGTAGCTCCTTATTAAACGCGTGAAATGCCACGGGGGTCAAGAACTGTGCCATCAACTTGATCGTCGTTAATGATACGGAACTCTTTTCCGTGAATCTTGATTCGGGTGCCGGTGTATGGGCGTGTTAGGATAAAGTCACCTTCTTGGCACCAAGGCCCGTCTGGGAAACGATCTGTATCCTTATATGCTGAAACACCTAGGCGAATAACAAACAGGACTGGGGAAGTTAACTCCTCAACCATCTTTGTTTCATCAGCCTTAATAATCCCGCTATCAAATTTATCAGTTGCATCAACCAAGGCACAAAGAATCTTATGACCTGATGGCTGGGGCATCTGCGTTGCTTTTTCTACAGCGTCCATGGCTGCCAACTCTTCTTCAGTCGGAGCATTTTGCTTTACCGGCATATCTACGCCGGGTGGAAGGATTAACCCCTCCGGTGGTAAGGCGATGTTACTCATCGTTTTCTTCTTTCTGTAAATACTCAGCGAGGTCAAGTAAGTGGCGCTCTGCGAAAGCTAGACCTCGAATCACTCCGCAAAGCTCTTTGTACTGCTCAAAGGTGGTGCACTGACCATTTGCCAAATCATCAGTGTAGTTATTCATATCTGTGCGCAACTTGTCACGCATTGCGGCTATGAAATCAGCCGTTAGTAGGTCGATCACTCTTCAGTGCCTCCTTCAGGTTGGGTTTGTTGGTTTAATAAATCAGACTGGTGGGTAAACAAATCTTTGGCAGTATTGACCTTGTGGTGCTTATCCTGCTGTTGGATTTGAGCCGCTTGCAGTGCAACATCGGCTGTGGCTTTGTGTTTGCCAACGCGTTTGTCTTCTGCTTGTAGCATGATATTGGCGGTCTTGTTAAACGCTTCTTGCTTAAGTTCCTGTGCTTTGAGCGCCAATTCTTGTTGCTTGAACTGGGCATCTTGCGCATCCTTAGCTTTCTTACGCTCGAGTTCGCCTTGTTTAACCTGCTGGTCAATAAGCTGTGCCTGCATAACTGGGTCTTGCTGGTTTTGCTGGGCTTGTTGTTGCGAAACAACAGCTTGAGATTGAGCCAATACTTGTGGAGCAGCCTGTGCGACCAGCTGAGAAATCTGAATCTCCATATCTTCTGGCATCTCTGCGTCTGGTGCGGGTAGCGCTGCACCCATAGCTTGCTCGATCTTGTTTCTATAAGCAAAGCCTAAATGTTCGGCAATATGCGCTTGCATGGCTCCCTGAATTGCTTGAGCTTGTGGGTTTTGGCCAATCAGCTGCTGAACTAGCGGATCCTGCATAGCCATCTGGTGTACCTTGATATGAGACTCGTGGTCTTGGTACATAAACGCTTTTAGTGGCTTGCCTTTTAGGGCAGCCATGTTTTCACTTACAGGATCTCTTGGCTTCTGGTCGTCCTCCAAAGGCACCAGTTTGTCGGCGTTTTTAATTCCAAGAACGTCAAGCATCTGCCGGTGCAGCTGGGGAAGGTTATAAATCTGTGGTGCTGACTGCGCCAATTGGATAACAGCTTGGTACTGGACCACTCTCTGAGAAAGGGTGGCCGCGTTAGGATCGGATACAGGTAGCACGTCCACATGACTGTAGTCGGACTTTTTGACGTGGTAGTCACCGCTTTCTGGCTCATAGTTGTAGTCATCGTCGGTGTAGTCTCGGATAATCCCAGCGAGGAGTTTTAGTTCTTGTCTTAAGGCGTAGTGTACGCGAGCCTGAACTGCAGACATTACCTTAAGGGTTCTCTCTAGTATAGCTAAAGTTGTACCCACTGGGGCGTTAGCCGACATATCAGAAATCTGCATATCAGAAGTTGCTGCAAAGCGACGACCTTCTTCAATGATTTTATCCAT